CGGGGAATAACGCAATCGGTTCGGCGGGGGTCGATTGTACGCAAGCACTCGCGCCACTTGTTACCGGTTATTTCCCTCCGACTATCGCAGTTAATCCAACAGAATGGACCGATAAACCCGTCGAAACGTGGAACGGTATTGCCGATGATAAAAAACTCATTAAAAAGGCATTAGCCTCTAAATCTGCGGCGAGCGCCTTCGGTGCGAAAGCAACATTCGCTGATCTGTGGAAACGTAACGTCGAGATCCTTAGTGATATTTACGCACCCGATGCAAGCGACCCGGGCGAATTCGACGAATCACAAGCAGACGCCGCACTCGCTCAACATTTGGCATTTTGGACGGGTAACGATTGTGAACGTATTCTTCGGTTAATGAATCAATCAGATATGGTGCGTGATAAGTGGACGTCTCATAAAAGTTATTTACGTAATACGATCATACGTGCTGTCAGTCTGCAGGAAATGGTCTATACCGGTAATAAAAAGGATGAACCCCCACGAATACCGGTCGAACCTGCAAAAGAAATCCTCGGTAATGTCGAAGGTCCTGAAATTCTCACCGGTTATCAATTTTTAGGCGTAACGCAACAAATCGAACATTTCAAAGGATGTGTATATATTCAAGATGTCCATAAAGTTTTTACCGCGAAAGGATCACAACTAAAATCCGAACAATTCAACGCCACATATGGCGGGTATGTTTTTCAACTCGATAGCGATGGTAGCGGTAAAATCACGCGTAAAGCATGGGAAGCGTTCACCGAATCTAAGGCGGTGCGGTACCCGAAAGCCGAATCAAGTACATTTCGACCGGATCTTCCTCAAGGTGACTTGATTAATGAGGAGGGTCGAACATTAGTAAATACTTATGTCCCAATCGAAACCCCTCGTAAAAAAGGCGATATATCACCATTCGTCGAACACTTAGCCAAAATATTACCCGATGTACATGATAGAGAGATATTACTCGCATATATGGCCGCCTGTATCCAGTATAAGGGCGTAAAATTCCAATGGGCGCCATTGTTGCAAGGTGCACCGGGTAACGGGAAAACGCTTTTCACGCGTTGTGTGGAGTTCGCTATCGGTGAACGTTACACCCACCAGCCACGGGCCGATCAAATCGACGAAAAGTTTAACGAGTGGTTATTTGATAAAATCTTTATCGGTGTCGAAGATATTTACGTCCCGGATCATAAACTCGAAGTCATCGAAGCATTAAAACCAATGATTACAAATGATCGCCTCGCTAAAAGGGCCATGCAAACAGGGCAAATCATGCACCGGGTCTGTTGTAATTTCATATTAAATAGTAATCATAAAAACGGTATTCGTAAGACACGTAATGATCGTCGATTCGCTGTATTTTTCACCGCTCAACAAAGCGTTGACGATATCGCTCGCGCTGGTATGGATGGGGATTATTTTCCCGATTTATATCGATGGTTACGCGGTGACGGATACGCCATGGTCGCCGAATTTCTCGAGACTTATCCTATTCCTAACGAACTTAATCCGGCGACGTCGTGTCATCGTGCACCGGCTACATCAAGTACGGACGAAGCGATTCACGCGTCGATCGGCACCGTCGAACAAGAAATTTTAGAAGCTATCGAGGAAGGTCGTCCCGGTTTCGCTGGGGGCTGGATTTCCTCGATTATGCTCGACAGATTATTACAACAATTACACATGACACGAGCCATACCGAGAAATAAACGCCGGGACGTTCTCGTCGATCTCGGTTACGATTGGCATCCACATTTAAACGAAGGTCGCGTTAATAATGCGATTATTTCACCGGATGCGGGTAAACCCCGTTTATTCATTAAAAAAGATCATATCTCAAGTAATATCGATGGTTGTGCAAATATCGTCGAAGCCTATCAAAAAGCCCAATCCGCGCCGGGGACGTATGTTTCACCCGCTGAAAAGGCATTCAAATCGTGATATACATATGTCAAAAAATCCCCTACGACACGCGAGCGCTTGCGCTCGACGATGCTAATCGAATCAAAATACAACGTCGTTACCGAAGTAAAAAACACGCTAAAGCCGAAAAATCGGGTCGAAAATTAAGGCCGTATGAATGTAAACACTGTGGAAAATGGCATTTAACGACCCGCCATAAAAATAAACGAAAATAATTAATATTTTATGTTGACATAGTCGTCATCATGGCGTATCTTTACCTTACTGAAACGAAAACGGGGATTTAGGGAAATGATTACATTAATTTTTACAGACGGTACCGAAGTTAAAACACGTTGCAAAACTGCAGCATCGGCAATCAGTAAAGCGCTACAAGTTAACCCGGTTAAAGGTTCAATCGCTGATACTAAAATGATGATGAACGGTACCGTTTTCGGTGTGATTAAAGATTCTTGTACGTGGGTGGCGGTGTAATTATGAGTTTAAAATTAGTCTGGAAAGTGGGTTCGGTACCGACAGGACGTTATCGTTCATTTGAAAAGCGATCATGGCCTAACGCGTATTTTAGTGGTGCGGATAATGCAGGTGCCGCAGCGAGTATCGATGCTGATGAATCATATGAACCGCGTCATAGAAAAATGAATGATGTCGGTTTCGATTTGACCGTTAGAATAACAATCGTTACGGATCAAGGCTGGGAATGGCGAACATTAAAGAAAAAAGCCCGATCAATTAATGAAGCGAAAGAACTAGCATTAAATTTTTATAAACAAAATCAACAATACGTAAGGTGATGTCATGAGTTCAGGAAATTGCGAAATCTGTGGTATTTGGGATAGTTCACTCGTCGAGGGTGCTTGCCCGGCGTGTGCTGCGAAGTGTCAATCAATGCCCCGGGTGATCGGTATTGCCGGTCCCGCTCGATGCGGTAAAGATACGGTCGCTGATATTATTATGAAAAATTGCCCGACGTATCGTAAATGTTCATTCGCCGATCCGATTAAAGAAATGTTAAAAGCCGGACTCGGATTAACTGACGATCAATTATGGGGAGACGATAAAGAAGCTATCGATCCGCGTTACGATGCAAGTCCTCGTTACATGATGCAAACACTCGGTACCGAATGGGGTCGAAATCTTATTAACGGTAATTTATGGGTCGTCGCCATGGAACAGCGAATCGATAAAGGAATGATTATTCCCGATGTCCGGTTCGAGAATGAAGCGGCTTTCGTCCGTAAATATGGTGTATTACTTCATGTTACGGGTCGCGGTGGTATCGAAGGTGATCACATTTCCGAATCGGGTGTGTCAGTCGAAGAATGCGACCGTATTATTACGAATGACGGTACGCCTGAAGATTTAAAACGTGTCATTAGGGGGGTTTTCTGATGTTAGTTGAACTCGTGGGTAAATCATTAAAAGGCGTTTTCGCGCTCGCTCGTAATCAAGGTTGTATCGGTTTTCGTTCCGTGGTTCGCCGCGCTGACGATAAATTGTGGCGCTTACGTGTGGTGTTACCGAAAATATGAGCGAATCAGAATATAAAAAAATGCTAATAGATCAGGGATTGAATATGCAAATGTTAGCGGAACAATTAGGAACTAAAGGTCCGTACGTTTCGGTATTCATCACCGGGCGAGGTTATATTCCGCGTAAGGATTGGGACAAAATTTATAATTATTTTATGGAATTGAGGATCGCGACATGAATGAAATTACAGTATTTGCACCGATGGAACATGAATCAAGCGCAATCACCGTTAGAATTGGTGATCGTTTTCAATCCGTATCAATTAAAAAAACAGCGGATAATATCGAAATCGCTGATGCTTTACATAAATGGGCGGATAATATCAAATGTGATGAATTAATGGGCGATAACGATAATGAGTAGAGCATACGACAAAGACGGAAACTTGATACCGGTTGAAGGTGAGATCGCCAATGGTGAAACCGTACAATTAAAATACAACGGTACAACGAAAGCCTTCGACGTAGAAGGCCGACGCATTGACGCTAAACCTTACGTACGACAATCGCGGAAAATCGGTCGTAATGAGCCTTGTCCGTGCGGAAGTGGTCTAAAATATAAAAAATGTCATTTAGGTAAATAATTATGAAAGATTCTATAGTCGGTTATATCAATACAATTTTAATTACATCAATTATTAGTATATGGTTAGATCTTAATTTAGCGAGTTGGTTAGGCGCTTTATTAATAGGTACTAATATATATCATTTATTAACGAGAAAATGAACAGTCGCCCCGGATGTCAAGCTCGCGTTATCGGTGATCAATATCATTGCGCTAAATGTGGGCTCGTCTGGGACGTTTCAGACATTGATCCACCTGATTGTAAGACCGTGTTTAACGTCGGTACGCCGGGTCATGTGGACCATGGCAAGTCCGATCCAGAAATCGAGAAAAAAGAAGTATCGAAAATGAGGGAGTTATTAGGGAAATGAAAACAGAGCCGATCCCACCTTATGTATTAGAAAATATGGGTTTAAAAACGACGCGACAATTTAAAAGCCGTAAACGTAAAGAATTACGAGAAATTAAAAAAGCGATTTCCGAATATCATCGAGGGTGCGCGTATTGTCCTTGTTATGATGAAATAGCCGAACTCGATAAATTATTAGATAAAATTCAATCAATGCAATCGATCAAGGAATGGGGTAATTAAAAAATGAGTATTATCGAATTCTTTATTTACACGTTCGTAATATTGGTACCACTTGTCACGATATGGGCCGTTTTTATGGTGTGGTCTGGGCGATGGAAAATCGACGTTATCGAAACTGACGAAGATATCGACGAATTCATGTCGAAATCATTCATATTTAAAAAACAGGCGGATTAATATTATGAACGTAGAAAAAGAAAAAAACATATTAAAAGCTGTAAACGACGCATTAGGTAAAGATATTAAATATTTCGATGTAGAAAAAAGTGAAACACTCGTCGAAGAAGAAAATTATTATTCAATGACCGTCCAAATTTCACCCAAAAAAGATGTACTCGCCCCTTATGATTGTATAATCAAGGGTGAAAAACATATTCTACAATTCGATGCGTTCGATGACGAAATTAATTTAATGGTCGGTGAAGATGGTGATCATGAATTAAATATCACGTATGGGAATATATACGCTCAACTTTATTGGGGTGAAGTGGTACATGAAAATTAATAAAGTCGATATTATTACCGGAATTATGGCGACCGCTTCGGCTTCGATTATCGCTTATATGGGTGATGATATCCGCTACGATTTTTATTTAATTTTATTCTGTACGTTCATAGCGGCTGTCAGTTTCTTAGCGGGATATTATGAAGGTAAACAGGTTAAATCTTATGAGTCGGAAAACTCTCAACAATCTGAATAATTTGTTCCAAATGCTTTAATTCTACCGTTTCGGTAATACCATCTTTCATACTGTTAGCCGGTGCGACGCCTGTTTTAAATGATAATTTAATAGCGCGTTCAACACCGGCACATAATCGACGATCGGAAAATTCTTTTATAAATATTACATCATGTTTAAATTGTGACGCTAATTCGATACTAATCCGCCTACTCTCTATCGTGTCACTTGTTATACCGAATTTAAGAAATCCGCCGCTAACATTATGGATATAAAATTTATATGATTTCTCTATAGGTTTCGGTCCCGGTTTCTTTTTAGGTTCGACATCCATACCGCGTCGAGCCGGATATCCTCGTTTGTGAATACCCCGGCACGAAGGACATCCGGCTCTATATAAAAGATTATCTGGGGTGATTGTAAATGTTCCATGGTCGGGACATATCACTATTACAGGATTTACACGACCTTTATATTCGACTAACGATAGATCATATTCGTTACCGTACTCGATTTGTACGCATTCTTTAAAATCATTCATAATATTATACTCGCTACATTAATTAATAATTTATTGTAATATATAATGTAGCTGTTAACAAGCGCCTCGAAACGTTTACCCCCTACTTTTAACCCCCATAGGGGGTACGCGTAAGTCCTTGATAATTAAAACGAAATCGGCTTTTTTGGCAAATACCCCCTACCCCCTACTATTCGCTCCCTACTCTCTACCTTTTTACATATTACCCACCCCGTAGCGGTCGGACTCTACGCGGGCGGCTTCGTAGCGCTATACATATACTCTATACTTCTATTATTCTTCTAATTTAAAAGAAAAGTAAGGGGTATAGGGGGTAATGTATGAAAATCAATAACTTAGAATACCCCCTAGTACGGGGTGTACGGGGTAAGTAGGGGGTATCGATAAAAGATGCTATTCTGTGGTCATGATCAAAGTAAATGACGAAGATGTAAAACAATTCGAGAGCGATTTAAAAACGTTCGCGAAACGAGCCTATCCGTTCGCCACAAAAAACGCATTGAATAAAGCCGCATTCGTAGCGCAAAGTATTTATCGAAGTAATGCTCGATCTAACATGATACATCGTAATAAATTCACGAATCAGAGCATACAAGTCGAACAGGCTCGAACCCTTGCGGTATCACGTCAGGCGTCTATTGTGGGCTCGACGGCCCCGTACATGCTTGATCAGGAATTCGGTAAGAACATCACGAAAAAAGGCGACAGGGGCGTTCCTATTGCGACGTCATACGCTGCAGGACAAGGCGAAGGCTCTCAGCCCCGTACACGGCTACCACGTAAGGCGAATAGTATGGCGACGATACAACTCGCTAAACGCCGTAAACGGGGTAAGACGAAGCGACAACAGAATTTTATCTTAGTACGTGAGGCCGCACAGTCAGGACGTAAATATATCTTTATGGATTTAGGTCGTAAGAAGGGCATATTCAAAGTCATTGGAGGCAAGCGTCGCCCTCGTATCAAGATGATATATGATCTATCCGAGAAGTCAGTCATTATCCCTGCTAATCCAATGCTGAAGCCCGCAGTCGATCAGACGCGTAAACATATGCCCGGTATTTATCGTAAATCTCTCGAGTTTCAACTCAAGCGACAAGGACTTTTTAAAGGTTAGATTTATTTGTCTTCACAGTGTTGACGTGTCTCGACAGTGTTGTTAATCTCAATATTCACAAATGAGGGTGACAGCATGGTTAACGGTCAACAATTCAATACGTTAAATTGCGGTAAAGTTATAATTACCGATTATCAAAACGCGAATAACATCTATGTAATGTTCATTGATACTGGTCATATCATTAATACAAAGAAAAGAATTTTAATCGGATCAGATAAACCCCGATTAAAAGATCCTTTTGCACGTACTGTATTTGGTGTTGGTTTTATCGGCGTCGGGCGTCACCTTGCACATCATAAAGGCGGCGATACTAAGCCGTATAGCATATGGAGAGCTATGTTAAGACGTTGTTATTATGTGCCTGAAAATAAACCATGGAGAGATGGTTGT